GTAAATCAACCCGCCGAGGCTGTCATTTTCGCCACCCGTGAGACTTTGAACCGCAGTATTTATCTGGCCATTCAGCCAGGTGCCAAAGGCGTACCCTGACCCGGCGATTAAAGCTATAGGTCCAAGGGCGGCAGCTACACCTGCTATAGCTGCGGGGTTTATTTTGGTGAGATTTGCTAACGCCAACGACAAACCGCCAACCATTGTCACCAAACCGCTTGCTGCCCCGGAAACTACGTTGATCGCAACCAATGCACCTAAACCCTTGCCGATGTTTAGAAGGGTTTCCGCGTCGGTGGTGGTGGCTCCTCGGATAAAATCACTGATAGCACTTAACAAGCCTGGCAGGGCCTCAATGATCCCCGCGCTCAAATTATTCAAACCGGCCAAACCATCAACAAAAACTTGAATTGTCTTTCCTAATTCATCGGCATTTCCAAACCCGGCATCTGGTCCAAAAATGGCGTCAAAAACGCTTGACAATGAAGTTTCTACGTCATCGAAACTTTTGATTAAACCTGACCAGTCAACGTTTTCGAGGGCGTCCGGAAGGGCCGCGGCAATGTCACGAGCAAACTGTCCAACATCCTCTAAAAGATCTTCAAAGACGGCAATAATCGGGTCGAAACTCCCGCTTGAAAGCCCCAGGTTAATCGCATCAAAAATTCCGTCTAACCCCTTAATCGCATTAGCGTAATCATCCAATAACGGAATTCCGATGCTGATCAGCACATCCTTAATACTATTGACCATGCGACCATTTAAGTTGTCGTAGCTTCCAACCATATCGTCGTAGGCTTTTTGCGCAGATCCGGTACTGGTTGACATATCGTCAATGGCTTTTTTAAATTTTTGTGCGGGGTCATTGATTAACGGCAATACTCCCTGTAAAGCCTCGGTGCTGGTAAACATGTCTTGTATTTTTCCAGCAGAGAACCCGGTTTTTTCGCCAATATCATTTAAAACTTCGGGCAAAGTTTTGTCTCTGAAAATATCAGCGCCGAGGCTTATCCCGAGATCTTTTGCACTTTTTGCAGCGGATGCAGAGGGGTTAACCAACCCTTGGATCATATTTTTAAGAATAGTGGCGGCTTGTTCCGTTGTTGGAACGCCATACGAGGTCAGGGCGGCAATGGCGGCGGCAACATCGGCAACAGACACACCAAAGGGGGCGGCAAGGGAGGTTACAGTTCCAATAGCTGACGCGAGATCGGGGATGGTTGTTTTTCCATCTTTGACTGCCGTGAAGAAAATATCGGCATACCCTGAAACATCGTCGATGGATAAGCCATAGGCATTTGCTGTTCCGGCTAACAGATTAACTGCAGCTGGCAGCGTCGAACCACCGGCGGTGGCCAAAATATCAACTGAGGATAAAAAATTTCCGATGGCTTCTGGCGGAATACCTTGGCTGATTGACTGATAAGTAGCGGATAAGACTTCATCGATGGGTTGAGCGGTGGTGCTGAAAAAACCCCTAACTTGATTTGAAAAATCGTCAAAATCAACGACACGGGTATCGAGAAGCGTTTTAATCTCATTCATGCCGGTCTGGAATGATCCCGCGGCATCAACAGAAAACCCACCTAATGCTAAAATTGCGGTGTCGGCGGCCAGGGTTATTCCACCGATTGCGGTGGCGATATCTGCAAAGGGTTGGGTGGCATTGTTGATGTTGGACAGGCTGCGCTCAACGTCGCCGATAACCTTGCTTAAGTCGTTACGGCCGCCGAAGACAATTTCAACAGTTTTTTGCAGATCTGCCACGGTGGTTTTCCTCGCGTTCGAGATAAAACAGTGTCCACAGCTCAATTTCAAGCTGAGTCAAATAGCTTTGTGGAATGATGTCGGGGCGCAGCTCAAACAAAAAGCGCCCGCGGGCCTCTGCCAGCGTCAGCGAGGTTCTTACGTCGTCTTGCTTCCAGAGGCTTTCGGCTTTCCCAACACGCGCCCAGCCCCGGTTAATTTTAAAATGGCGTTGGTCAGGGCATAGAACTCGGTGGGGAAGTCTTCGCTTAAAAGCACGGCATCGCTGTGTTCAATCTTGGGGTCGATGCACCCCAGGGACAGCATCTCCTGGCGCTGACAAACGTCGTCGGGTACGTCGGGACCGGTCGCCAGCTGTTTGAGGGCCTCGGCTTTTTCGTCGGAATTTCCGCCGATGAGCGCGGCGGCCATGGCTTGCACGTCGCGGTTACGGGCGGCGGCTTCACGGCAGCGCCCCAGTTCCGAGCCGGTGAGCCCGCGCACTTCAAAGAGCGGGTCGCCTTCAAAGTATTCGACAAGTTGGGGCACTTTTATTTTTTCGGTGCGCGGGCTGCGGCGCTCGTTACGGTACTTTTGCAGGTTCATGTTGACTCCGGTTTGGTTTCACGAACCCCACCCAACCTCTCTTAACAAAGTGAAAGGGGCTATTCATCCCCCCTTAATTTAAGGGGGGATCGAGGGGGGTTAGCCTTTAGCTTGCAAATTCGGCGGTTGCTACTTCGGCGCTAATGGTGCAACTGGCCGAAATTTGCCCGGAAACCGGGAAGGTTCTGGCGAGACCAAGTTTTCCTTGCGTTAAATAATTTGCGCTGTTGTTGCGGTTGGGGAAAAACTTGACGGTGACGTTTTTGTTTTTGACTGAGGAGATAAGGTCATTCACGCCATCGTCGAGCTTGCACGAAAAAGAGGCCTGGTTGATGCTGCTGCTACTGGAACCGATAGGGCCATCATAGGTATCTTCGCTCGACAAGCTGTGGCTGGTTTCCGCGGGGACAAAATCGCTGGCGCGGGGAACATCGGCAAAACTTGGAACGTAATACTGCGCATAAACGCCCTTGGTGACATCGCCGGTGTGGCGGGTGTCGAGGGTTTCGTTAAATTTGACAAAGGCGGTGTCGGTGCCGGTATCTTCGGCAAACAGGCCATAGCCAACCGGGTTGATGGTAAACACCGGGAAGGCCGAACGCTCGGTATAACTGCCGTTTTGTTTGATCTCGCTGGTAGCCACAGCAGCGGCGGTGCTGGACGTTAACCGAATTTGGCCGATTTCGACCGATCCAACGGGGATGTAAGGCGGGCCGCCTGCGGCGCCTCGGGTTTCTGAAAAAGTGGTGGTGGAACCATCGGTTCCGGCGACAACGGCGAGGGCGCCGCTGGTGTTCATGGTGACGCTGTTGACCTTGGCCACATTGGTAGCCGGGCGCGTGATGGTCAGGTCGGTATCGGCGGCGACAGTGTACAGGGTGCCCTGTGACCAGGCGGTAAAGGCGGCGACATCGACAACGTCATTCGATCCGCTGGCGGCAACACTGATCAGGTTGATTCCGGTGGCGACGCCATCGGCGTGAACTTCGGGGGCGATGACGCTGGACATGATTGCCGCGCTGGGATTGAAGGTTTGATGATTGCCAACATCGGTCAGAGCTTCATACGCGACCAGCGTTTGACCGGCTTCGATTTGCACTTTTGCATTGCTTGCGGTTGCCATGAGGTTTCCCTTTCTTTACGGTTGATTAGCTGAGGTTTCGTAGGTGATGGTAAAGGTTGCGTTGACGACCAGCGCCTGTTCTTGATTTTCGGGGTAATCTTCGACCCCGCCTTCGGTGTAAACCGTATCGGTTGCCAGGCCGTTAAACGTTGGGTCGGCCCCTGGTACCACGGTGCGCAGTTCGGCCAGCAGCATTTCGCCCAGGTCAAGGGCGTTGTGCGCACCGAGTAAAACCGCCACGCTAATGGTCACCGGCATGGCAAGAATGTCGTTGCCATAGTCGCGTTCGGCGGTTTCAATGCCGGGCGTAATCACCAGGGCGGGAAGCTCGGTGGGTTTCAGTTGCCTGCGCGCCCAATAAATGCTGGCTTCGGCTTCTGTTCCGGTCGGCAATAGAGCCAGTAGGTTCTGGCAATTTTCGCCGATGGCTTGCAGAATTTGCGCGCGGGTGCTGGTGCTTTCCAGATTGATCATCAGGTTTTTGCCTTCAACAAAATATAGTTGGCTTCGGCTTCAAGACGCGCTTGCAGGGTTTCGTCGTTCTTTTTTTTCAGCGCAATCTGAACTTCATTTTTAGCAAGGGCGTCTTCTATGCGCGGGCCTTCGAGGCGGTGAATATCGTAACGATCAACGCGCACACCGCCAACCTTGGCGCGCCAGAAAACTTGAGGACCCGATCTGATGGCTTTTCCGGTTCGCGTGCGGCGCGGGATCTGAATAAATGATCCGTAGACGATTTTCCTGGAACCAGAGGTTAAAACCTTAACGCTGACGCCCTGTGGTCTTTGTTGTGAGCCAAACTGCAATAGACCAACCGGGCGGCCCTTTGAAAACCAGCGGCCTGAAAGGTTGTTTTTTGTCGACTTGTAAACCTTGAAATTCTTTTTAACCCGCGTTGCTTTCAGGGCGTAATGCTTGCGAACCTGAACCGAGGCTTCGGTATTGATTGCGGTCAGGGTTCGATTGATGGCCCGCGAAACGGCCACCGGAACTTCATCTGCCATCAGCCGGAAATCTCGCCCAAGGGCTGCAATTTGTTGTTGATCAATTTCGACAAACGCGCTCATATCGTTACCAATTCCTGCGTTAACATCAGCGACAATAAGGCCCCGTCGCTGATGGGGTCTTCATAAACGCGGTAAGTTTTTCCGCGCACAACGGCCACATCTCCGGCTGATACGGTGCCGGCATCACTGGCCAGAACTCCGCAGGTTATGGCCTGGCTGTTGATTTGCGGGGTGCGTTCGTTCCAGGCCATAGGGCCGAGACAGATGGCTTTAAGGGTTTGACCATTGAGTACGATATCTTCGCCAATGTCGGCCATGACAAACGCCATATCGGTTTCCGCCAGGGTGTCAAAACTCGTGCTCATACGGCCCAGGCCTCATGCCAGCGGGGGACGTCGGAATCTTGCAGATACTGGCTGTATTTGCTCTCGATGTAGTGCACGTAATCAATCACCTGCTGCCAGTCGGCAACTTTGTTGTTTATTTGGCATTGCGGGTGACGCAGAAAGCGGCTGGCGACTTGCCATGTTTGCCAGAAGCCGGGCGTGCAGCCCTGGCGTTGCCATTGCTGATAATCGGCTGGCAGGCCTTCGGCTTCGCGGGCGAGTTGCAGGGCTTTATTGATGTAGCCTCGCCCGCAGTTGTAGGCGGCCAGAGAAAAGCGCAGGCGCTCTTTGCCGGCGGGGATTTCGGAAAAGGCGCGGTACTGCATGGCCAGGTAACGGATACCGGCGGCCAGGTTGGTGATCGGGTCGAAGGGGTTGTCACAGCCCAGCTCAAACGCGGTGGCGGGCATCAGCTGCATAAGCCCTTTCGCCCCGCAGCGTGAAACGGCATCAACCTGAAAGCTGCTTTCTTTCCAGATTTGCGCTTTGACCCACAGCCAGCCAAAGTCGGTGATGTCTTCGACTATTTCGGGAAAATGGCTGGTGACCAACTGGTGCAGCAGCACGTCGTCGTTGAAAAATTTATCAGCCATGGCGCACCCCTGCAAAGATGATCCAGATATTGAAAACGCGCTTGTCACTCATAATTGAACCCTCGATGGTCGCTATCGAGCAGCTGACCAATTTCGTTTTCAGTGGCTCCGTCACGCACCATTTTCTTGACCAGTGCGACCCGCAACATGCGAATTTCGTTACGCACCGCATTGAGTAGTTTGATCGAATCCAGATCTTTCAGTGTTCGCCCTTTGTTGCAGTGTTCACGGTTGGCGGTGCATGAAGCGCTGAATTCTTCCGCCCAGGCTTTGAACGCATCTTCGGTGACATAGTTGGTGTCAACGGATTTTTTCCACCACTTGCGCACGGCCAGAATAATGACTTCGCGGCCAGCCAGGGCGATGATGATAAAAAGCGCGAGGTTCATGTTGTCGTTCGGCATTTTTTTCCCCGTTTGGTTAAGTAACGTTTGAATTTTTCAAAAACGCTGATCGGGATCAGAAATTTTGAAAAATTCCCCGGCGGCGAGGAGGGAGGGCGCCACCGGGGCATGAGGGTTATGTTGTGGGCTTACACCCCGGATTCGACTGTACCAGGCGCGGTGTTGAGTTTGACGCGCACCACGGTTGCGTCACTGGCGGCGGTCTCCCAGGCGACGCAGCTGCCGGAAATATCACCAGCGGCGGCGGTGGTGGCTGCGGCGGCAAAGTTGCCAGCGGCAATGACGAAAAGGGGTGCTTCGCCCTGGGCGATGACACCAGTGGCTTTAGGCAGCTCATACACGCCTTCGGCGGCGAGTGCTCCGCTGGAACCGTCTGCAATGTTGACCAGGGCAACACAGACCAGCCCGCCGACAACGACCGGATCGCCACTGGAAATGTCGCTTCCTGTTCCGTTGGTGTAGGTGATGCGATCACCATCCTGGATATAATTTTTGGCCATGGTTTTTCTCCTATCAAAGTTTTAGATGAGGGGCCGTCCCTTGCGGCCAGCCCCTGCTGGTTCATTGCTTAAGATCCTGCTTATGCCCCGGCGTTTCTGAACAGCGCTTTCCAGTCGACGGCTTTTGCCCCGGCGTCACCGCGCACCTTAAACTCGACGCCATCGGTGGTCCAGCCGGTGCGGGTCTCGAGGTGTGGCGCCTGCTGACCATTGAGGAAATAGACGTTGACCGTCTTGCCCTTGCCGCCTGCCGCATACCATGTGGTGCTGCTGGCGTCGTCGAGGCGCGCATCATAGATGCGGCCGAAGCGGGTGCCGGCGTAGGGGTTGCTACGGGTGGAGCCTTTGGTATCGCCGCTGAACTGGTTGCTGTTGAAGAAGATCTCACTAGACCCTTCGAGCGCGACCGGCGCCAGGAAAAACTGCGGGTTGATATTGAGACGCCGCTTGCCGGCGATATCTTCCTGCAGCTTCATCTTGGCAATCGCTTCGGCTAGGGAGACCTCACCCAGCGCTGCGGCAGTGCCGAGATTGCCGTGGTCGGCATGGAACAGAGCTTTGCCGTCGCCCATGGCGCTGTTGGCGATGAGCACCGCGTAAGCGATGTCCCCAACCTTGCGCGCCCAGGCTTCACCATGTTTGCGCGGGATGTCGGTCAATGCCGAAAGATCATCGTTGATGATGGTCTGGCGGCTGATGCGCAAGATTTTGCCGTAGGTGGCGATCTGGAACTGCTCTTTGGCATCGGACATCTTGTCGTACTTGAATTCGCCGTCCTCGCCGATTTCATCCATGTCTTGCGTTTCAGAGGCACGGGCGATGCTGTTGATTTTGAAGTCCGGCACGCTGCCGATACCGCACCATTGCGCGTAAGTCTCTTCGGCGGTTTCGTAACCGGCGAACAGCGACTTGTTGGCGACGTTGGCCAACAGGTTGGCGAAGTCGTCCGTGGTCAAAGCCCGGCCGATCATGGTCATCGGATCGCCACCAAAGGGCTGATTCGAGACGCGCAGCGCCTCGCGGGCAATTTCGCGCAAGCTGAAACCGGCGAGATCACGCGCACCGTCGGCAGGCTTTTCAACCGCGATACCGGCACGCAGCATCAAACCGTCTTGGGCGGCCGCGCGGAACTTGTCGCGGCCATCGACCACCACCTGTGCGCGGAAGCCGACACCTTCAGTGGCATCGGTCGCCTTCTTGGTGACGTGATCAAAGGCGGCCTTGCGGACATCTTCAACCGTTGATCCGCTGGTGATGTGCTTATCCATATCTTCGGCAGGCATTTCAGCGCGCTCGCAGATAGAACGAATCTCGGTGATGCGAAGCTGCTCGGCACGGGCGCCTTCGGCGCGGGCTTGCTCGGCTGCGGTACCGTCGTCTTGGCTGCGAACATCGAGGGTTTCGAGGTAGCGCCATGCTTCCTCTTCCGTGGCGGTCTTGGCGAGTCCACGGCTTTCCAGGAACTTGCGTAGTTGTTCACTCATTGTTTGAGTCTCCTTTGATGCGGGGTTATTGGGCTTATGTTCCTGACCGGGCGTGGCCGCCCTGGCCTTGGCAAATTCGTCTGCTCCGATCGGACAGGTCGAAAGCTCGCGAACCTTCCAGCTGGTGGCGATCTTGACCGGGCCTTCGAAGCTGCGACCGTTAATGACTTGAGTCTCCCCGGCGGGGATGTAATAGGCTTCTAAAACGCGATAACCGATGCTGTAATCAGTGAGGTGACCTTCTTTGGTTTTCTTCCAGGCGTTGTCGCTGGCCTCATCGGCTTCGGAGTAGTGCGCGCGGCCGGTCAGCTGATCACCTTCGACTTGCAGGCCGCGGCAACTGCCGAGCACACTGCTGACATCGCCGCGATAGTGAGTGTTGAGCAGCGGCACCTGACCAGAGGCAGGAAACTGACAACCGGACATCAACAACACCTCGGGGACGATCTCCCAGCGGTCGCGATCAAAGACCTCGACCGGGTTTTCGGTGGAGCAGACCACGCCGACTGAGCGGGTTTTTTCATCCAGGGTGGTTGGTATACCACCGGCATCAAGGCGCAGCGACAGGCTGCGGGTGGTGATGTCCTGCGGTAGCTCCGGCGCGTTGCGCACCGAATTGAAGGCCGGGGCCAGGGCCATCTCCTTTAAAAGTTTTGTGTGCATAGGGTTACTCCTCAGCAAGCAGCTTATGCCGATCGAGCGCGTCATCGACGGCGCGGCTGATCAGGCTTTTGAGACTGTTGGTATTGTCTGTTGCACCGAGCGCCGCCGGATTATTCGCCAGCGCGGTGTTGCCGATATCGATGATAAGGCCGCGTTCGATGAGCATTTCGGCAAACTCCTGATGCTCATCGAGCACCTCTTCGATATCGCGGCCCCGCTTGGCGGCGATCTCTTGCGGGCTGCGCAACAGAGCGCCCATGTCGTCGCGGTTGGCCTTGGACTCTTTGAGCGGATCGATCGGCTCTTGCCCGGGCGGGATAAACACACAGCGCTGATAAAGGCGCGGGTTCTTGTAGTAGCCTGGCAGATCAAGCTTTCCCGAGAGTACGGCCTGGTCAATGATGTCGCGCACCACTGGCCGACAGAAATGCTGAATGTGCCGGTGATGGTGCGGGGCAAACATGGTGCGCAGATCTTGGCGTTCCCCGCGCAGGGTGGTGTAATTGACGTCGGAATAATTTCCGGACAACAGCGAAAAGGTGGTATCAGTGCTGATGGCGAGCATCTGCAAAATAAAGCGGGTGAAGGGGTCGAAGGTGCTTCCGACACTGTTGTTGCTGGGAAATTTGACCGACTCACCGGGGCGCAGATAATCGACGATGGCATTTTCCAGACTGTCGATTTTTTTCAGCGGATTTTCCGGGTCGGCTTCCATTGAACGGTTGGCCTGAAAGGCATCCGCGTCGTCCGTGGT